CAGAAAAATATAATAATGCTCCTACACTTGAGGCAATGTCCGTTGCTTTTGAGAGAGCTACAGAAGAAGAACATAAACTTCTTAAAACAATATTTGAATATGAACAAGAGCCTCAGGAACTACAATGGCTCGTAGATGAAACAGAAAAGTTCTGTAAAGATAAAGCAGTATTTAATGCAGTATTAGAAGGTATACAAATTATTGATGGTAAGAAAAAGGATATGTCTCCTGATGCCTTGCCTGGTTTGTTAACTGAAGCATTACAAGTTGGCTTTGATACTAATGTAGGACATGACTTTATTGAAGATGCTGATAAACGATTTGACTTCTATCATAGGTTAGAAGAGAAAGTAGAGTTTGATTTGGATATGTTTAATAAGATAACCGAGGGTGGTTTATCTAATAAGACACTTAATATAGCATTGGCGGGTACTGGTGTAGGTAAATCTTTGTTTATGTGTCATATGGCGTCTGCTAGTATCTCTAAGGGACAAAATGTATTATATATTACCCTAGAAATGTCAGAAGAAAGAATTGCAGAAAGAATAGATGCTAACCTAATGAACATTCCTATTATGGATTTGAAAGACTTATCTAAGCCTATGTTCGATGATAGGATTGCTAAAGTAAATGAAAAGATACAAGGCAGATTAATTGTTAAGGAATATCCTACAGCGTCTGCACATAGTGGACATTTTAAGGCATTGATTAATGAATTAAAATTAAAGAGAAACTTCCATCCTGATATTGTTTTTATTGACTACTTAAATATTTGCACAAGTAATAGATTTAAACCTGGAAGTAGTGCTAACTCCTATACAATAATTAAAAGTATTGCAGAAGAGCTTAGAGGGTTGGCTGTAGAACTTAATGTTCCTATATTTAGTGCTACACAGACAACTAGAGGTGGTTACAACAGCAGTGATGTTGAACTTACAGATACCTCAGAAAGTTTTGGACTCCCGGCTACAGCAGACTTAATGTTTGCTATTATAAGTACAGAGGAACTAGAAGAGATGGGACAGCTTATGATTAAACAGTTGAAAAACAGATATGCTGATCCTACAAGAAACAGAAGGTTTATGATTGGTGTTGATAGAGCTAAGATGAGACTATATGATTTAGAAGACTCTGCTCAACAAGCAATAACTGATTCCAATATTGATGTCCCTGTATTCGACAGGGCTAGACAAGAGAGTGCCTACGATGATCTTAAATTTTAATGATTTAGAGTTTGAAGTATTAGACACCCTGGTAGCAAAGCGTTATGCTAAGTTTCTCCAGGAAAACATTCACGAAGCAGAGCAGTTTTATTTTATGGGAGAATCTGCTCAACAAGTTAAGGACGAAATAGATAAAATAGTTTACATGCTAGGTAAAGAACCTAGTGATGATTTAAATAAACTCCATGAGTACTTTGCAGATAATGAAGACGAACCTGAGATGACTAGGTTAAATAATCTTATTCATTATCTAGAATTAATTGATGGGGACTTTCCTCCAAGATGGGGATATATGACTAAGCCTAATTCATCTGCAGAAATGGAATTGTTTTCTGCAGACTACCAGCATTTTACTTTAGAAAGGAATCCTGGTTGGCTATATATTAATTATGCACATGTAGGTAAACATTTTGCCGAGATTGCTCATACAGCAGACTGGGATATTAAACCAGAACAATTTGTACCTCAGTATCTGGCAAGACCTAGTTTTCATATTTGGTTGGGAGATCCTATAAATCCAGATCTAATACCACAGTTTCAAGGCAAGTTGCATTTCGCACATAAAAAACTAAAAGAAAAACTAGACTTACCAGCACTAACAGATCCTAAATTAAGAATAGGGTATATTCCATTTGCTAAGATTGTAGGTAGTATAAATAATAACGATATAGCAGGACATTTATTACGGCACAAGCTGAATAAACAACATATGGAGTTATTTAAAAATGGCTGAAGATAGCAATGTAAATTTAAGTTTAGAAGAATATGAGGCTCTTAAGGCAGCAGCTACACCATCAGAGGAAGTAGAAAAACCTACTAAGCCTTGGTGGAGTGCACCTAACCCAGAAGATGGCGGTTGGATGTGGATTGCCCCAGAGTATTTCTCTCGATGGAGATTGTTTCCTCGAGCATTCATAAGCATGTACATTTATCTACTCTATCAAGTAGTTGAATGGTTTATGGATTTACCAACACCTGGTCCAGAGCAAGCAGGTTTAGTTTCAGTAATAGTTGGAGCTGGAGCAGCCTGGTTTGGATTGTATGTGAATAGCACATCAACAGGACAAAAGAAAGAAAGTTAGATGCCAGAGATAGTATTATCAGATTTCTACATGGAGTTCATAGGGTTTTTACTTACCCTAATAGTTGGACTGTCCATTAGAGACTGGGCTGGAGCTTTTGTTAAAGGTGCTAAGTTTAGGTTTAACCCCGCCTTCCAAGAAGGTGATAAAGTGCTACTTGATGGTAGCCCTGCACTCATAGTTAAAATAGGATTGAGTGAAACAGTATTTGGAATTTACGGAGAAGATGGATATACATGGAGGTATGTTCCAAATACCAGAATAGAATTCTTGAAGTTAGAGAAGATAGTGGACACAGATTTACATCGTGATACCGCACAGGAGAAAGCTCAAAAAGTAATTGATGCCTTTCAAGATGCTAACATACAAAAGAATGGAGAAGAAATTAACAAATTAAAAAATGGAGAAAAGTGATGCCCCCAAAATTCAAACCAAGCCACAAAGAATATATTAAAGGTCCAGACGGCAGACCTACAAAACGAACTAGAATGAAGCACTATTATGTGGGGCAAGTTTCAACAGAAGATTTGATTGATGCTATAAATAATGGTAAACCTAAACATAAAAATAAATTTATTAATGAATTAACAAGACGTGGAGTAAAATTAGTATGGAAGACACCAGAAACGATATCGGAACAATAGAACCTGCACCTAAAAAGGAAGGGTTAACTATTGAACAGTTAAAAGAGAATTCTTTAAAACTAGAAAAAGAATTAAAAGCCAAACAAATAGGTGCTATTAGAATCTATGATGGCGCATTAGATCCTGGGTTTTGTGATGATTTAATAGAAGTATTCAATACGAATACAGACCTACATGATAACATCGACGAAGAACAAATTAAATGTGTTCAATATTCTTACAGTAAAAATCACGAAGGTGAAGATGTACATGAACAACTAAAAGATCATATAATGAAACTATATGAGCATTATTTAGAGGATTTGAATCTTCCTAATATGATTGCACATAAAGGCCTTGAATCTCTAAAAATAAGAAAATACGATCCTGATGAGGAACCAATAGCAAACCCACATATAGATGTGGTTAATCATGAAAGTGCTATTCGTGCCATAGGATTCCTATTTTACCTATCAGATAACAATAAAATGACTAATTTCCCTAGACAGGGTGTTGGCGTAGAATCTATCAAAGGCAGAGTAGTTATATACCCACCTAGCTGGGAGTACCCTATTATTGAGAATATGCCCGAAGAAGGCAGTAAATATAATATGCAAACCTACCTACATTACGCCTAACTTACTGATATCTCACCAAAAAAGATTTCAAAAAAAGTACAAAAAGTGCTTGACTTATGGTCCGCCAGAGTGCATAATGTATGTATATTAAATAAAAAGGTATAAAGATTATGACAAATTGGGAAGACTTATCAGAAAGAGATCAACTTTTAACTTATATTAGTGATACTCACAAAGACGCTTACGGGTTTAGACCTAGAGGCCTTTACAATGGTATGTCTGTCCAAGAGCTTAAAGTTGAGCTTGATAGACTTTATGAGGCAGCTTCTGAGGAAGCAGATCGCATACATAATATCGAGACTCGAGCTTGGAAGGCTTTGAAAAGTCATTATGCCAATTTAGTTGATATGGGAGCAAAAGACTTTAGGCAAGCTCTTGCTTGGGATATGGAAGCTGAAGATGTGGAATCATGGGACTTTGGGTTCTACTGTTACCACAAAAACATTCCTTACTCTAAGGAAAGAGTGCTAGAAAGATTAGCAGCTTAATAGCTCTTTTGGTCCACAAAGTGGTTGACATTAGGTACAATAGAGTGCATAATGTAACTTGTAAATGAGAAAAAAGGTGATAATATGACTGAACAACTATTTAATTATGCAGGCTATAGCGTAACTGAAACAGGCCAAACTAAGGCTAGATTCGGTAATGACATGGTATCTCGCATTAAGAAACTTACGGCTAAGGGTAACCAAGATACTTGGTTTGCTGAATTGCCGCAAGCCATGACTAAGAAGGAAGCATCTAATTATTTGCTTGAAAGGGATGACATTAAGTCTAACTTTGATGTAAGAGATGCTTTACAGAAAGTCGTGTATCGTAATGTACCTAAGTCTACAAGAACGGTAACAGCAGGTAATACTGTTTCTACTACTGTGACTGTAAATGAAGGTACACAACCTGGCAATTATGCCAACAACATGGAGAGCTAATATGGCTAATCGTAAAGTGAGCCAAGAGCAAAAAGTTCTAAACTTTTTGAATCAAGGCAAAGCGTTGAGTAACGCTGTGGCAACACATAAACTCAAAGTAAATAGACTACCTGCAAAGATCAATGTTTTAAGATCTAAAGGATATTCTATCTACACAAATACCAACAATGTAGGCAACCCGACTTACAGACTTGGTACACCTAGCAGAGCTATGGTAGCAGCAGCACACGCAGCTGGCGTATCATTCAGTTAAGCTAGTCTTAAATGGAGCCATATATGAAACATAAGAACCCTGTGGCTCCATTACATTTTCAAAGAGGTTTGGTACACCGAGGTCGTCCGAGATCAAAAGACCAATTATAAATAAGGAGAGAGCTAGGTAGACTCGTTAAACGGCCAATACAAAAACATATATCCTGGATAATGATATAAAACTTATCCACCAGACAATTAAAAAAAGGATAAGACATGGAAAAAATAGATTTATCAAGAGAATTAATTGAAGCATTAAGCAATCAATATCGTGGCAACATACAAGCTGCAAGAGCTAATGTAAGAGTGTATTTAGAAAATCCAGCAGGGATAGGTGAACACCCAGACATCATTACTTCAATCGATAGCCAGATTCAAATTATAGCAGACAACCAGGAGAAATTAGATATTCTCAATAGCCGTAGGTTTAACTTTTCAGGGAGTAACTTTCCCGTTGAGTAATAGTCTACAAGCTACCTTTGGTAACGAATTTTTTAGAGCAGAAGTGAGACATTATAATGACTCAGGACTGTATGAAGTAAAGTTTTTCAGTAAAGACAATTTAGTTTTTACGGAATATTTAGGTGATAAAAATTTAGCCGTTGAAACGGCACAGACATTCGTTAAACAAAGGGAGCGGTTACATGGCAAATAATGTATATTCTACTATACAAATAGAACAAGCAAATTACGAAGCAGAGTCAGAATTCATTAGAATCTTTTCAGATCTTGAAAGGTACTATGAGACTGATATTGCTTATTGTGACTTCTTTAAAACAAATGAAGAAATAGTAGATAATGAATTTATGGAAACATGGGTAGGTCCTAGATCTGCAGAAGTTACAAAGTTCATGGGAACCGAGGTAGAGATTAAATCTGCTTGGATATCACCTCATAAATTCTTTGAAAACTTGTTAGAACACTTAAGATCCTTTGATGAAGATGTTAAAATTACAATGGTTTATGAAGATGAATTTTTAATGTTTGCTGGTGTGTATGTTAACGATAGGAATCAAGAAGAGTCTGGTGGTTGGTTTAAAAATGAATTTGACAGATTAGATATCGAAGATGACTTCTTAGGTTTCGTTACAGAAACGGTAGACAAGTGGCGCATAGAATTGTGTTATTAATGTGTTGATAGTATGTTAGGAGTATATATAATGTGGTTTGTGGAAAAAGTGGAAACATATTTTGTGCAATCTACTTCTCCTTTTGTTATGTTATTTGGGCGATGCAGATTACGAACTTGTTAGATCAAATAGTAAGAATGTGCAAGCGGTGGAGATAGAAATATGAGGCTAGATTACAAAGACTGTGGCAAGATAGGTATAACCTGTAGCTCCTTTGACTTATTACATGCTGGACATGTTGTTATGCTGGAGGAGGCCAAAAGACATTGTGACTACCTGATAGCAGCGCTGCAAGTAGATCCTACTCTTGATAGAGAATCCAAGAACAAACCTATTCAAAGTATAGTAGAGAGACAAATACAATTAGCTGCTATAAAGTATGTAGATGAGATAGTTATGTACTCTACAGAATCAGAATTAGAGGACTTGTTCCTCACCCTTCCTTTAGATGTTAGAATCATAGGTACAGAATATAGGGACAAAGAATTTACGGGTAAACAAATTTGTTTGGATCGTAATATTGAATTGTTTTACAATGTCAGAGATCACTCTTTCTCGAGTACAAGTCTCAGACAAAGAATACAATCCAATGAAATTGAAAAAATAACTGGTTATAAAGATGCAGTGATGCCTGAAATTATAGCCGCTAACAAAAAGAGGATAGATGATGAGTAAAGATGATAATAAATATTTAGGTAAAAATACACCTGCCATTCGCAGAGTAGTTAATTGTTTGAATGCTGAGAAAAGAGCCTTACATGGTGAGTTCAAAGCTTATTGGAAAGACACCGCTGCTAAAATAGCTAATGAAAGTGATATAGATATTAAGAAAGTAAAAAGTAATTTGGAGTTATACAATGCAAGAGCTGAAAGTAGTAGCATCCACTAGAATCTGGGAGTCCAAAGGAGCGACACCAGATTTTCCTATGTGGCAACCTGTAGGATCTAATGAGTATGTCATTGGATATTTATCTTTAAAAGATGGTGAAGAGCCTAAGATATCTGATGTAGGAGTGATGATAAAAAATCTATCCCACATATTAGAAGGTAGGGTAACACCTAAGGTTGTGGAAATTTACACAGGGTTTGATATATATCACAAAGATAACCTAACCCACAACGAACAGTTTCAATTAAATCAGGGGGACCAAATTGACTTCCCAGCAGAAGACATTACAGAACTCAAGGGAGAAGACTAGGGTAACTTTAGGATACACCTATTACGATAATCCTGACCTTTTAAATCGCCAGTTAGATATATGGAGAACCTATCCTGCTGGTGTAGATATCTTTGTTGTAGATGATGGTTCAGAAGTATATCCAGCAATAGATATTTTAAAAGACTACGAAGCAGAAACTTTCCAACCTACTCTACAACTGTGGAAGGTTACAAGAAACTTAGGTTTCAATTCTCATGGTTGTAGAAATCTAATAGCAAAATATTCCACAACAGATTCTATTCAATTTCTTGATTTAGATATGATGTTGCCAGCAGGACAAATTGCTAATATCAAAAAAATTATAGTAGAAGAAGATGTTGTCTACAATCACAGATGTTACTGGCACAGCAAACAAAGACTAATAGAACACCCAGGACATTATAATTGTTTTCTAATACACAAAGATACCTATAATAAAAATGAAGGTTATGATGAGTCTTTCACAGGACATCATTATGGTGATAGAGAATTTTTAGAAAGAATGTGGGATAATGGTGTATCAAAGGCAAATACAAATGTCATAGTAGAATTACATGGTGAACCAAGACATGGTACTGTATCTGATAAAGTAGATAAAACAGAATATGTTCATGGAGAAAAGACCTTTTTGGCACCATTATCTATCCCAGAAGTTAAAAAATTACGAGGAACAAAAAAGCAACGGTTGGACTTTCCGTTTCTTAAGATGTTATAAATACTGTTATGCGCTTTACTGAATTTTTAAAAGAAGATAAAGAAGAAGATAAACTCAAACATCTAGAGCATGTTGAGGATCATGTAATCCATGCTGGACATAAAGGCTTTGGACATGCGTTCCATACAATTAATGATGTCCATAATGACTTACAAGGCAAGGGTAAATCTCAGACACAGACTACAATCAAATATGATGGTAGCCCTGCTGTTGTATTTGGAAAACACCCAGAGAACGGAAAGTTCTTTGTAGCATCTAAGTCAGCATTCAATAAAGACCCAAAAATTAATCACAGTCATGAGGATATAGATAAGAATCATGGACATGCTCCAGGGTTAGTATCCAAACTTAAAGCAGCCTTAGATCACGCACATAAGATTAAACCTAATGGCGTATACCAAGCAGACATAATGCACGCTGGAGATGTTAAACACGACAAAGCTAACAATAGAGTAGACTTTACACCACAGTTAATTACATATCACGCACCAGCAGATTCAGAACACGGCAAAGCAGCTAAGAGAGCTAAGCTAGGGTTAGCAATACACACAGAGTATGAAGGTAAAACAATAGCAGATTTGAAAGCTAAACACGGCGCTATTGACTCTAATAGCTTCTCAAAGCACAAGGATGTGCACCTTATGAGTGCTAACCACGATACAAGTACACATAGGTATAGCATGGAAGATCGTAAACAAGTAGATCATCATCTAGAACAGGCTGTAGCACACTTTAAAAACACACCCAAAGAACACCACGACACAGTTCAAAAACATGCTACAGCATTAAAAACTTATGTTAATCATACAGTACGAACAGGCGAACAACATTCACACGAAGGGTTCGTAGCACATCACAGCGCCTCACATCAGAAGAAAGTAGATAAAGTTAAAACAGATGTTGCTAAAGCAAGACATCAAACTACTATGGATAACACCATAGGACATATAAATAAGAATAAGGAACACTTTGAAGGCCCTATGAACATGCACAAACATCTTCAAGCGGCTAAGAATATTATAACAAATACAATGTCTCAAAAATCAGAATGGGGGCATGAAATAGATGGTGCTAAAACAAAGCCAGAAGGATTTGTAGCCATCAGAGGTGGAAGACCGTCTAAGTTCGTAGATAGAAAAGAATTTAGCGCTCTTAATTTTAATAAGAATGATAGTAGGAAATGATATGAACTTGTTTGACTTAGTAAAAATAACAGATAGTGCCCAGGTATTTTTGGCAGACTTATTGGAAAACCAAGAAGAACCTATGAACATTAAGTTAGAGGTTGCTAATCCAGGTTCAGCTAAGGCAGAAACAATGTTATCATATCAACCTAAAGGAGAACCTTTTCCAGTAGATACAACACAAGGATTCAAATCATTTAATTTACTAGTAGGAAAAGGTAGTGCAAAGTTTTTAGAAGACACAGTTATAGATTATGATACAGATAAATTTGGAGGATCTTTAACAATAAGATCTCCTAAATCTAAATTACCACAAATGTCTGAAGACTCATCTTTAGAAGAGAAGGTTAATTACATACTACAAACTGACGTCAACCCTATGTTGGCATCACATGGTGGACATGTAGATCTTGTAGAGATAGATGAGAACAAGAGAGTGGTTGTGCAATTTGGCGGTGGATGTCAAGGTTGCCAGGGGGTAGACTTCACAATGATGTCTATGGTAGATAACAATATTAGAGAAAAGTTTCCTGAGATAACTAGTGTGATAGATGTAACAGATCACAGTTATACAGCAAATGCTTATTACTAGGAGAAAGACATGACAAAATGTAATTGTTGTAAATGTTGTTCTTGCACTTGTTGCGGGTAGGTTAATATGGAAGAAAAAGATAAACATATAGTATTCTCATACGGGAGGATGAACCCACCAACTGCTGGACATAGTAAAGTGGTTGACAAGGTTAAATCTCATGCTGATAAAATAGGTGCTAACCACGCAGTTATTGTTAGTCATTCTCAGAAACCTAAAACAGATCCTTTACATCACGAACATAAAAAAGAATATCTAAGACATGTTCACCCTGATGTAAACTTTGAACATTCTACAAAAGAACACCCACACTTCTTGGCACAACTTAAAAAGTTTCATCAAGAAGGACATACACACGCAACAATGGTTGTTGGTAGTGATAGAGTAAAACAATTTAAAGCGTTGGCAAATAAATACAACGGAAAAGAATACAATTATAAAAAGATACATATCTT